GATTGATGTTTATGTTTTAAATAGATTAGGAACTATAGAAGATGGAAAGCTAGTCTATGGTTCATTTAGAGAAGATACACATTTAGCAGATGAAGAAATAGATTTTGCAAATACTACAGTATACATAGGGTTAGACTTTGGATTAACACCTTCAGCTGTATTTGGTCAAAAACTACCTGATGGTAGATGGATTATAAACCATGAGTTAGTTTGTTTTGATATTGGTACAGTTAAGTTTAGTGAAATGCTAAAGCATGAAATAATTAAATACTGTTCAGATAAAGATTTAAAAATATTTGGTGATCCAGCTGGTGATTTTAGAGCACAAACAGATGAAACTACTCCTTTTCAGATACTAAGACAACAAGGCATACAAGCCTTTCCAGCTCCATCAAATGATGTATCTCTACGAATAGAATCTGTAGAAGCTGCATTGAATAGGATGGTTGATGGTAAAGCTGGATTTTTACTGTCGCCATCCTGTAAACAGCTTAGAAAAGGGTTTCTTGGAGGATATCATTACAGAAGAATACAGACATCTGGTGAAAGATATGAAGATAGACCTAATAAGAATAAATACTCTCATGTCCATGATGCACTACAATATTTGATGTTAGGTGCTGGAGAAGGTAGATCTTTGACTGTAGGATCACAGAAACAAGGTGTTACAAATGTTTACAAAAGTTGGGATCTATATAATAGAAATGCTATGAATAAAAGGGGTAAATGGGATATTTTTCGAAAGAATGGATGATATTCTTTTATGATCCACCTAATGAAGAGTGGTATCATATTTTCAGAAAAAAAGGCATGTCGCATTGTGGAGCATGTTACTATGATACCCAAAAAGGTGTATGGGTTGTTCTAGAACATATACACAAAAGACTAGATGTATCTATTTTACAAGGTGATGAAGTAGATAGAGTATTTGGATTTATACTATCAAACAATGGTACTTTTCTAAAAACTAAAAGATTCAAACATAAATGGAGATTATTTCAAGCTGCATGGTTAAGAGAACATAGTTGTGTAACAATAGTTATGAGGTTAATTGGAATAAATAGATTGATTATTACACCTTTTCAGTTATATAAATACTTAATAAAGAATGGAAGCACTAAATGGGCATTTTTAGAACACCAAAATACAAACCAGATCCAGAGCTAGAAAAAAAGCTGAAAGAAGAAAGAGAAGAAGCTGAAAGACAAAAAGAAGAGCTTGAAGCAAAAGATAAAAGATTTAAAGAAAGATTTGCAAAAGGGATTATTGGTCAAAGAAGTTTATTTAGTAGAGCAAGTGGGCAAGGTTTTTACACAGATGGAGAAGAAACATAATGGGAGCTAGTACATCAGCATCATCTAGTAAAGATAATAACTTTAGTATGGCTGCCTCTACTGGTGGTACACCAAATATTATAAATCAAAATGCAAAGATAAAAAGAGCTGGTAAAAAAGCTGATGAGTTTGCTAGAGAAAAATTAGGTATAACACAAACAGGAAATGCAATATTTGCTACACAAGGCGAAAATGTTGCTGGTCAAATGTATGGTAGTGAATATCAAAAAGCTAGAAATGAATATTTAGCATCACAAGGTCTTGGTACACTAAATAAAGAAACAGGATCTTTTACTGCTGGTGTACAAACAGATAAAGGATTGACATTTACAGATACTACTAGAGGCTCATATAGAGAAGCTAATAGATATAGAATACCTTTATCAAAACAAATGTTTGAATCACAACAAAAGTTTCAAATGGGATTAGCTGGAGTTACAGCACTAGCTGGTATTCCATTAATTCCAACTATATTATTATCTAATTCTCAAACACCTTACTCTAGTTATATTAATAGTACATCAACTAGAGGTTTTTATGATTTTTCAGATAGTCCAGTACCAGATAAAAATAAAACAGAAGGTATGACACCACCAGAAGCAAATGAATTTAATACAATGACAGAAGCAGAAAGAGAAGCAGAAAGAAAAAGAAGAAGAGCAGCAAGTGGACAAGGAGATCTTGCTGGTAATACAAGATCATTATTTTCAACCATAGCACAAACATTTGGTGGGCAAGGTTAATGGAATATAATAATTATCGTACATCTGCAAATATGTCAGAGATGAATGCTAAATTATTTTTAAAAAAATATAGTTTAGCTGAAGGTTTAAAATCAGTATGGAAATCTAAGTTTGAAGAAGCATATGAATATACTATGCCAGGTAGAGAATCATTTTATGAAGAATCACCTGGACAAAAAAGAACAGATAGAATATTTGATGAAACAGCTGTAGTTGGTATACAAGAATTTGCTAGTAGATTACAAGCAGCTATGATTCCTACATTTGGTAGATGGATGCACTTAAAATCAGGTGTTGAAATACCTTTAGATTTATCACCACAAATAGATAAAGAACTAGATGATATAACAAATTATATATTTGAAGTATTACACAACTCTAATTTTAATCAAGAAGTACATGAAGCGTTTATGGATTGTGCTATTGGTACAGGATGTTTACTTGTAAACGAAGGTACAGCATCAAATCCTATTGTATTTAACTCAATACCACTGCCTCACATAACTCTTAATAGTGGACCAGATAATAGAATAGATTGTATTTACAGAAAAAGATTTATGCATATTAACGATATCAAAGTTTTATATCCAAAAGCTGAACTTGATGAACAAATAATTGCAGTAATGGCAAATCAACCAAATCAAAAAGTAACTGTTATTGAAGGAACAATGAGAAATTACTCTGATGTAAATAAAGAAGTTTATGACTATGTAGTCTGTATACAAGATTATGAAAACATAATATTACAGGATCAATTTGAAGGTGCTGGATCTAATCCATTTATTACATTTAGATGGAACAAAGCTAGTGGTGAAGTTTATGGTAGAGGTCCAGTATTTAATGCTATGGCAGCAATTAAAACAACAAACCTTACAGTAGAATTAATATTAGAAAATGCACAGATGAATATATCTGGTATCTATCAGTTAGAAGATGATGGAGTAATTAATACAGATAATATTGCATTAGTGCCTGGCACAATAATTCCAGTAGCTCCAGGATCTAGAGGATTACAACCTATTAATGGTGCTGGAAGATTTGATGTAGCACAATTAGTATTAGATGATATGAGAAACAATATTAGAAAAGCATTATACATGGACACACTTGGTCCAACCAAAGGTACACCAATGTCTGCTACTGAAGTTGCAGAGAGAATGGCAGATCTATCAAGACAGATAGGATCTTCATTTGGTAGATTGCAATCAGAATTTATACAACCATTAGTTAAAAGAATTATTTATATTCTAAAAAAACAAGGAAAGATAACTATTCCAAGTTTAGATAACAAAGAAATAAAAATTATACCAGAATCACCACTATCTAGAGCACAATTTGAACAAGATATAGCAGATATAAATAGATTTAATGCTACTATTGGACAAACATTTGGTCCACAAGTTTTAAACTTAATAGTAAAACAAGAAGAAGTAGCTAGATATTTAGCAGAAAAAATGAATTTACCTGAAAAGTTAATTAGAGATTCTGCTGAACAACAACAAGTTGTACAACAAATGCAACAATTACAACAAATGCAATCACAAGGAGGACAAGGTGGCTTGGGAGAAGATACGCAACAAACCTGAGGGTTATCATTATTCAATAGACGGATTTCAAAGATCTAAAGGAGCAGAAATAGAACTTAATGGTGATATTGCTGCATTATTCAAAACAGAACTAGGAATAAAGGTTTTAAATTATTTAAAATCTATTACAGTAGATGCTGTAGCTGGTAGAGATATATCTAATGACCAACTACGACATTTAGAAGGGATGAGATATTTATATTTTATCATTAAAAAAAGAATAGAAGCACATAAGGAGAGTTAATGTCAGAAGAAACAACACAAGCTACAGAACAACCAACTGAAGCAGTTACAGCAACAGAACAACAACCAGAAGTAACGAGACCAGAGCATGTAGCAGAAAAATTTTGGGATACAGAAAGAAATGAAGTAAAGGTAGATGAACTTAGTGCATCATACAATGCTTTAGAAAAAAAGATTGGTATGAGAACAGATGAACTATCTAAACAAGTTAGAGATGATTTAGAAAAAGAAAGAATGGGTAATATACCTGAAGAATATGAAATAGTTGTACCTGAAGTACCTGAACATATAAACATTGAAGTTAATAAAGAACAAGAATTACTTAAAGAATGGTCAGCTATATGCAAAGATAATGGATTATCACAGGATATATTTAATAGAGGTGTTAATGCTTTTGTAAACAATGAGATAGCTGGATTACCAGATATGCAACAAGAAATGACTAAATTAGGTGATAATGCTAATAGTAGAATAGAAGCAGCAGATTTATGGTCTAAAAAATACTTAACACCAGAATCTTATGAAGTAGCTGCAAAGATTGCTAGTACAGCAGAAGGGGTAAAAGCCTTAGAAGAAATAATGAATATAACTAGAACACAACCATTACCTAACTCAAATACAGTAGTAGATGCTGAACTTGACGAGACAGATCTTAGATCTATGATGAATGATCCTAGATACTATGATCCAGCAAAAAGAGATCAAGCCTATTATGATAAAGTAACAAAACTTTATTCAAAGAAATATGGCTAAAAAGAAAGATTTTCCTTTTAAAAAATATATTTTTAAATGGGAAGATCCAACTGGTCATAGTGAATGGATGTCTAAAAATGACATGGATTCGGTAAAACCAGCTTTAATTACTACAGAAGCATATCTATATTCAAGAGATACAAAGCATGTAAAGACATTTTCATCTTACATAGAAGAAGAAGATGGATCTTATACATTTGGGGATGTCAATGTTTTTATTGCTTCTGGTCTTGTAAAGATGACAAAAATATAATATATCTCAACTAACAAGCCGAAGTAGACTGGAATATGCCCAGTAGGACAACATAGAAAAGTTTATAACGACAACTTGAATATTAACTAACATTACTCGAAAGGAAACTTAATATGAGTGCAAGTATAGACCAAGCCTTTATAAAGCAGTTCGAAGCAGAAGTGCATATGGCTTATCAACGAATGGGCTCTAAGCTCAAGAATATGGTCCGTAATGTCTCTAATGTTAAAGGTAGTACTGTTCAGTTTCAAAAGGTAGCAAAAGGTTCTGCTTCAACTAAAGCAAGACACGCTGAAGTTGTCGCTATGAACTCTGTACACTCCAATGTAACTGCAACACTAAACGACTTTTACGCAGCAGACTATGTGGACAAACTAGACGAACTAAAAGTAAACATTGATGAAAGAAACATTGTTGCTCAAAACGCAG